ACTTGCCCTATCCCGAATATAAAAAGAAAATTGCCCAGGAATTAAACCTTGAGAAAACGAAATAAATATATAAGATAAATCCCATATTAAAAGAAAGGATAAAGAACCATGAACCAAGAAACATTAATAAAAAATCTTGAAACTAAATTTAAACTAAATGCAGTTCCGAGATTTGAGTTTGATGCTACTCTTATTGACGGCAAAGAACCCCAAGGCATTTGGATTAGAGATGATATTTGCAAAGAGTCAACTGAATATTATCGTTATGCTGAAGACACTATGAACGATAATAATATTTTAAATAAGTATTTAAAACAGCATGGTTGGTATGCGGAACCTTACGACGCAGAAACAATAATGCTGTATCAAGATTAAATAATAATTAATCTAGGGCCATGATTCGTGGCCCTAGGTACTTACAACCAAACCAAAAAACAAAAACCCCTTTACATTTACCCCCACCCCCCTAAACTAGACCCGGTACAAAATAATTTACACTACGCCCCCAGTTTGATACAAACAATACCATGCAAAACAAAACGGAGGTCCAACTCCAAAAAGAATTATTGGAAGAACAATTAAGAAAGTTAGACTTAGCTGAAAAAAGGTTTATCCCCTTTGTCAAACACGTTTGGCCAGAATTTATTGAGGGAGATCATCATCGAAAGATAGCAAAGAAGTTTGAAGATATTGCCAATGGAAAGATTAAGCGATTGATAGTAAACATGCCCCCCAGACACACTAAATCGGAGTTTGCTTCTTATTTGTTTCCTGCATGGATGGTAGGAAAAAATCCAAAATTAAAAGTGATACAAACAACACACACAGGAGAACTTGCAGTTAGGTTTGGTCGTAAGATGAAAAACCTTGTTGATACAAGTGAATTTGCACAAATCTTTGAAGATTGTAAAATTGCGGTAGACTCCAAAGCAGCAGGGCGTTGGGAAACAAACAAAGGTGGAGAGTATTATGCAGCAGGTATCGGTGGTGCAATAACCGGTCGTGGTGCAGATTTATTAATTATTGATGATCCACATTCCGAGCAAGATGCACTAAGTGAAACGGCTATGGATTCAGCATACGAGTGGTATACTTCTGGTCCTCGTCAACGTTTACAACCAGGTGGTGCGATTGTCATTGTTATGACACGTTGGTCCACGAAAGATTTAACAGGCAAATTGTTAAACGCACAATCAGAACCGAAAGCAGATCAATGGGAAGTAGTAGAATTTCCAGCAATCTTGCCTAGCAATAGCCCTGTTTGGCCGAACTATTGGAAGCTAGAAGAATTAGAAGCGGTTAAAGCATCACTGTCAGAGGCTAAGTGGCAAGCACAATGGCAGCAAAATCCAACATCTGAAGAAGGATCAATCATTAAAAGAGAATGGTGGAAAGAATGGAAAGAAAAAGAAATACCTGATTTGGTACATATCATACAAAGTTATGACACAGCTTTCAGTAAAAAAGAAACAGCCGATTTTTCTGCGATCACCACGTGGGGCGTTTTCTATCCTCCAAACAAGGGGCCACACCTAATATTGGTTGATGTTCGTAAGGGGAGGTGGGACTTCCCTGAATTAAAAAAAATTGCATTAGAGGAGTATAAGTACTGGGAACCAGAGACTGTGATAATCGAAGCTAAAGCAACGGGTACACCCCTAACTCACGAATTACGTCAAATAGGAGTCCCTGTCGTCAATTTTACACCAAGTAAAGGAAACGATAAGCATGTACGTGTGAACTCTGTTGCACCATTATTTGAAGCGGGTAAGATTTATTATCCTGCTGATAAGCGATGGGCAGAAGAAGTTATTGAAGAATGCGCCGCTTTCCCTTATGGTGAGTACGATGATTTAGTGGATTCAACTACACAGGCATTAATGCGTTTTCGTCAAGGTAGCTTTATTAATCTACCAGATGACTATCAGGATGAACCACGGATCACGCAACAAAGGGAATACTACTAATGGCAGAAACATTTGACAATCCGTTGAAACAATTATTGTTAGATAAGATGATTGATAAAGGATTCTTTAATGCAAATGATATTGATCGATCTACCCTTCAAACAATATCAGATTTAGAAGATTCAGATATTTTAAAGCTATTAAAAGATTTTGGTGTTGGACCAACTATCGCTAAAAAAGAGGGTGGTATTGTTCACATGGAAAAGGGTGGTGATCCGTTATTAGGTAAACTTGTAGAAAAGCTAAAGAACAAACCTAAATTAGCCTCGGCTACTGAAACAATGACCGATGTTATGGAGGCTCTCAGTGATAAAGATACAATAACTACAAGACCATCTTCAGCAATAGCAAATATACAAAGAGGTTCAAAAGTTGAAAGAGCCATGGGTCCAAAAATATTTGAAGTTTTAAAAAAAGCAAAAATTACTGAAGCACAAATAAATAAAATAGTAAAAGTTCCCGATATAAATGATTTTACAGACGACTTTGATGGTTTTAATAAAGCGATGAAAAAATATCGGACCACGGCACTAAAAGGTTTAAATCCTGATCAATTAGACGCAGTACGAAGCTCAGGTTTTTTATCTGGTTATGCTGAACAAATGCGAAGAGACTTTATAGAAAAAGGTTCTACTATAGATGCGGATGGTAAAGTTAAAATAAAACCAAAATATAAAAATGTTCTAAGTATTGAAAACAATAAAGTTAAAATTCCGATGTCTGCTCAAAATAAATTTTTTGATGACAATTTTGATTTTGTATTTAAAAACAAAGCAACAGCTACAGGTGTAAAGAAACCAACAATACAATCACAGGTTTATTCAAAGATACAAGAGATTGGTAAAAAGACACTGAACAAAGCACAACAATTAAATTTAGATTTTGCTTTAGCACAAGTTGATAAACTTTTTAAAACTGCTCCTGACAAGGCTAAGGCTACTTTAAAAGAAATAGCAAAAGCAGTTAAGACAGGTAAACTGTTTATGGCTGGTGGTCCAATGACTTTTCTTGCCGAGAGTATGGCATCAGACCCAGATTTTCAAAATATGCTTTTAAGTGCTAACCCTGATTTTGCTAGATCTCTTGGAGTAGATGCAGGACCAATGTCTTTTAAAGATGGTGGCTCTGCTGAATCATCAAAAAATATTTCTGATGAAAATTTAAGTATGATAGAAACTGTATTGACAGATATATATAAAAGACAAGGTAGAAAAGTTCTAGATGATAGTCAAGTAATACGAATAGCCTTAGATCTTGCAAAAGCAAAATCGATAGGGGATAAAGAAGTAGACTTTGGAGGTACCTCAGAAGATAATATTAATCTTCTTATTGATAGCATAAATATGATGCAAGGTTCTGCCCTTGAAAAAGCCAAAGCCAGTGATATGATTCTAACTGCTGAGGAGGCTAAAGATAGCACAAAAAATTTCATTGAAAGAGGCATAAATAAATTAGGTAGAATGTTTAACTAAATTACAATAAAAGGAAGTTATGGCTATAGATAAAAAAATACAACCAGAAAATGCAGAGCTAGAAGCTCAAGAAGAAATTATAGTTGATGCACCTGGAGAATCTGAAGAAGTAAATATTGAAATGACGGAAGATGGTGGAGCTTTAATTAACCCACCACTACAAGCACCTTCTACTGATTTTTATGCAAACTTAGCAGAAGTTGTAGACGAAGATGAATTAACAAGAATTTCAAATAAGTTATTAGGTGAATTTGAAGATGATAAAAGTTCACGAAAAGATTGGGAAGAAGGCTTTTCAAAAGGATTAGACTTACTTGGTTTTAAATACGATGAAAGATCACAGCCATTTCAAGGAGCAAGTGGTGTCACACATCCACTATTAGCCGAATCAGTTACACAGTTTCAAGCACATGCATATAGAGAAATGTTACCAGCAAAAGGACCTGTCGATGTAAGTATTGTTGGTGAAGTTACAATGGACAAAGAAGCTCAAGCAGAGCGTGTTAAAGATTTTATGAATTATCAAATTACAAATGTGATGCAAGAATATGATCCTGAGATGGATCAATTACTTTTTCATTTACCTCTTGCAGGTTCAGCATTTAAAAAAGTTTATTACGATGCACAAAAAAATAGAGCTGTCGCAAAATTTATTCCTAGTGAAAATTTAGTCGTTCCTTACAACGCTAGTGACTTGATGTCAGCAGAACGTATTGCACACATTTTAAAGATGTCGGAAAATGATTTACGTAAAAAACAAGTTTCAGGTTTTTATCGAGACATAGATCTAAATCCAAGTATCTCTGAAGAAAACCCTATTCAAGAAAAAATAGATAAAATTGAAGGTGTGCAAAAAACAGATGAAGAGTATGACTTTAATCTAATAGAGTTTCATGCTGAATGCGATATAGAAGGCTTCGAAGATTTAGGCAAAGACGGAGAACAAACTGGAATCAAACTTCCTTATATTATCACAGTTGATCAAAACTCAGGCGAAGTCTTATCTATCTACAGAAACTACAAACCTAACGATCCAACAAAACAAAAGATACCTTACTTCGTACACTTTAAGTTTTTACCTGGTCTTGGTTTTTACGGCTTTGGTCTTATCCATATGCTTGGGGGTTTATCAAGAACGGCCACTTCAGCGCTCCGTCAGCTTATTGACGCGGGAACATTGTCCAACTTACCAGCAGGGTTCAAGGCCCGTGGACTTAGAATTAGGGATGATGATTCACCAATACAGCCAGGAGAATTTAGAGACGTAGACGCACCGGGCGGTGCTATCCGTGATGGTTTAATGCCATTACCATACAAGGGACCTGATCAAGTATTATATCAACTATTAGGATTTGTCGTGCAAAGTGGTAGAGAGTTTGCTTCCATTGCTGATCAAAAAATTGGCGATGGTTCACAAGCCAATCCAGTTGGTACTACAATGGCATTATTGGAACGTGGTTCACGGGTCATGTCAAGTATACACAAAAGATTGCATTACGCACAACATATCGAGTTTAGAATTCTAGCAAGAGTATTCGCTGAATACTTACCACCAACATATCCATACGCTGTACGTGGTGGAGACAGACAAATTAAATTAGCAGATTTTGATGATCGTGTAGATGTTATACCTGTAAGTGATCCAAATATCTTTTCTATGACACAACGTATATCGTTGGCACAAACACAATTACAATTAGCGCAAAGTAATCCAGAACTTCATAACATTTATGAAGCATATAAAAGAATGTACATGGCTTTAGGGGTAGATGCAATAGATGCAATTTTACCACCACCTCAACCGCCTGCTCCTCTTGACCCTGGAAAAGAAAATGCAAACGCTTTAAAAGGTTCACCGCTACAAGTATTTCCTGGACAGGATCATGAACAACATATCAATGCACATCGTGCTTTCATGTCTTCGTATTTGGTTAAAAATAATCCGCAGATATTATTAATTTTGCAAAGTCATGTATCTGATCATATTTCACAACAGGCAAAAGAAGAAATTGAAGCAAAGAATGCACCATTAATACAAGAACAAGCAGCACAATTTGGTGGACAAGTACCACCAGAGCTCATGCAACAATTTCAAATGCAAAATGAAAAAGAAATTGCTGCTCTTATTGCTCAAAGAACAGAAGAAATGGTAGCAGAAGAACAAGAATACTTAGAAGGTAATCAAACTGATCCTTTATTAGACCTTAAAAAACGTGATTTAGATATTCAAGAAGCAGAAATACAAAGAAGAGCTTTTGATGATCAGCAACGTTTAGAACTTGATAAAGAAAAAGTTGATCAACAAAAAGAAATAGCACAAGAAAAAATACAATCGCAAGAAGATATCGCTCAATTAAGAGCAAATGTTAATTTATCAAAGCAACGAGGTAATTAATGGCAACACTTTCAGCAGCAGAGATACGTAGACTAAGAAAACAACTTAAAAATAGAAAAAAATCTATTGATCCTAAAAAAATAGCACAATTAATTAAAGCAGGTGTGCAGCCCTCTCAATTTACATCACTACAAGGTTTTAAAAAAGGTGGTTCTGCTTCTAAGAAGTCTAAAAAACGTAAAACTTAGTTGTAAAAAAGGTGATTGTGTCTAATATTGATAATATGATAACTGCAACCGAGAGATTACAAGAGTTTTTTGATAATTTATTGGCTTTTTCTGATCAAA